AATATGTATTAAGAGATTTTCCTGAACCTAGTTTTCAATATACAAACAAGGAAGAATATGTTGATAGATTAAATCAATGTGTAAACAAAATAGAATCAACAATAACAAGAAACAATTACATACCTAGAAATATGATTATTGCACAATCAGTTTTAGAAACAGGTTGGGGCGAATCAGACTTAGCAAAAGATTCAAACAATCTATTTGGTATAAAGGCATTTTCAAACAAAGTACCTCATAGACATGCAAAAGAAAATCAAGATGTTATGTACAGAGTATTTTTAAATAAATGTGATTCAGTAAAAGAATACTATCGTTTATTAAATGAACATCAAGCATATTATAAGTTTAGAAGATACAGAACACAGAAATTATTAAATGATGAACAGATGAATCCTAAGGTTGCAGTAAAAACTATGACTAGATATAGTGAAACACCTGATTATGCAAATAGGGTTATACGAATAATTAAAGAGTTAGAAACATTATAAATATAAGTATGTTTTTAACTTACTTAATATTAATTAGTGGTATAGCACTATCTATTATAGCCGCAGGTTATAGTATAATAGGATTAGCAGCTTTATTTGCAGGCGCCACAACAGCAATATATGCTATGGGTGGTGCATTAGAAGTTGCAAAACTTGTTATAGCAAGTTGGTTGTATAATAATTGGAAGAATCCATTATTACCAAAATCAATTAAATATTATTTAACAAGTGCAGTTATAGTTTTAATTTTTATAACTTCGGTAGGTATTTTCGGATTCTTATCAAAGGCACATTTAGACCAAGTTGTACCAGAAAGTAATAATGCATTACAAGTACAAATATTAGATGAACAAATAGAACAACGACAAAAGACAATTAATCGTTCTCAAAAACAATTAACGAGAATGGATAATTTAATTGAAACTCAATCAGAAGAATCGAGTTGGTTTACTAGTAGTTCACAAAGAGCAATAACGGAAAGAAATAATCAAAAACAAGAAAGACTTTTACTTGAACAAACGATAGAAGAAAGTTTAAATAAGATTAATTTACTATCAGATAAGAAGGCAGGCATACGAACAGAACAATTAAAGTTAGAGGCAGATTTAGGTCCTATCAAGTATGTTGCAGAATTTATATATGGTGATGAAGCAGTAAATCACTTTGACAAGGCAGTACGAATCATTATTATAATATTGATATTTGTATTTGACCCTGTTGCAGTATTAATGTTAATATCAGCAAACATATCTTTTAAAGAAAGAAGGATGTTAATCGGAGAAACCGTTGAAGAATTAGAGGACAATAGTGAAGATATTAAAAACCTAGTACAGAATAAGAAAGATAAATTAGTTAAAGAACTAGTTGAAATAATTACAGCAAATAAAAAAGATTGGAAAAAAGATAGGGATTATAAAGAATTTATGGAATCCCTTACTGATGAGGAAAGAGCAATATTAAGTCCAGATGAGATTAAATTGAAGTTGAATCAAATACATACATGGTCAGATAGTGATGATAAATACAAAAATAATGTGTAAAAATAGCTTGACAAATGATATAAACTCCTGTATAATGGACATATTATGAACATTTTTGCATTAGATAGGAGTCCAGAAGTATCTGCTCAGATGGCATGTGATAAACATGTAGTCAAAATGATACTAGAATCAGCACAGATGTTATGTGCAGTACAGAGAGTACAAGATGGTGTCATGTATCATGGTAAGTCAGCGAATGGTCGCAAAATCAAGAGATGGCGTCATCCTAATACTATGATGGAACAGACATTGTACAAGGCAGGGTGGATTAATCATCCATCAACCCAATGGGTTATGAAAAGTGCATACAATTATAACTGGTTGTATAGACACTTCATTGCTCTTAACGAAGAATTTAAGAAGAGGTTTAAAGGTGTAGACCATACTTCAGTTGTAAAACTAAAAGAAGTATTGAGAAACCCACCTAAAAATTCTCCTCTTAATGTAGTCGGAACTTTACCTACACCTGCTATGCCAGATGAATGTAAAGTACCAAATGATGTGGTAGGGAGTTACCGCAAATATTATATAATGAAAAAGCGAGATTTTGCTACATGGAAAGAACCTTCAAAAGTTCCCGAGTGGTACAGTCAAGCAATAGGAGAATCAATATGATTGATAAAATACAAGACATATGTGATGATTTACCTGATATTGTTAAAGCAGTACTTTTTGTATCTGTAATAGCATTATTTTGGGATTTCATATTATAGGAGAAAACAATGAGTATAAAAGGAACTAAGACAGAAGAAAATTTAAAAGAAGCTTTCGCTGGTGAATCACAAGCGAATCGTAGATATTTATATTTTGCAGCTAAGGCTGATGTCGAAGGACAAAATGATGTGGCACAAGTATTTCGTTCAACAGCAGAAGGTGAAACTGGACATGCACATGGACATATGGAATACTTAGAAAAAGATTGTGGTGACCCAGCAACAGGAGAACCTATAGGTGATTCAAGAATGAATCTAAAGGCAGCTATTATTGGTGAAACCCATGAGTATACAGATATGTATCCTGGTATGGCTAAAACTGCTAGAGATGAAGGTTTTGATGAAGTTGCAGATTGGTTTGAAACCCTTGCAAAGGCAGAAAGAAGTCATGCAAACCGTTTCACTAAAGCATTGGAGAACATGCAATAATGCCTACATACACCTTTCACAATATATCAACAGGAGTAGTTGAAGAAAAGATGATGAAAATTTCAGAAATGGAAAACTACTTAGTTGATAATCCTGATGTAGAACAAGTACATACAGGACTAAACATAGTTGCAGGTGTTGGGCAGTCAAGAATAAAAACTGATTCTGGTTGGAAAGATAATCTATCCAGAATCGCAGACGCCCATCCTAATAGTGAATTGAATGATAGGTACGGAAAAAAATCTATCAAACAAATTAAGACCAAACAAGTGGTCAGAAAAGCACTAGATAAACAGAAGAGGAACAAGTAATGTCAGATATACCTGATTATATGAGAGGTTTTGACTTAGACCAAGATTTTGGTTTTACACCAGTCAATCAAAAACCTGTAGAAGAAAAAGTTGTAGTAGGTGAGAACAAAGAAACTAACATAGAAATATCAAAAGTTAAATCAGATGTTCAAACTATTAAAAGTATGATGAATGAAATCATGCAAATTGTTGCTGAAAAAGATACAATCACAAAAGAGATATCTAATGAAGAAACAGTTAAAAGATTTAAAGAGGTAGAAAAAGTAATTTTACCTTTCTTATATAATCTTGCAAAAAGTGAAGAAGATTATATTTATTGGCCAAATAGAGGACCTATTATTAAGGCACAAATTGAAAAAATTTTAAAATTGACAAGAGGTTAATACTAATGAGTAAATCAGCAATCCCATCAGCACCACCTGTAAAGAAAACAGGAAGTGGTAAAGTAGTTAAGATGACAAAAAATTCAAGTCATGGAACTTATCGTTGTAAAAGAAAACCAAATTCTAAAAGGTGTAAATAATGGAAACAATTAAATATTATTGGGATGTACTAAGATTTGCAGTTGCATTTATTGGATTTATAAGTCTAATAATGATAACAGGATGGATGATAGGAACATTTTTAGCTACATGCTGTAAAACGATTTGAAAACTATATTATGAAAAGCATAGTCAGGTTGCTGACTTAAATTAACAATGGTGGACCGCTTTTCACCTAAAACAATAACGAGGTAAGTAATGAAAAAAATATTAATGGGGGTACTACTACTAAGTAGTTTTCCAATATATGCAGAATCAGTTAGTTATAACATAGGTTATATGTCAGACTATTGGTATAGAGGTGTATTTCAATCTGAATCATCAGTAAATTTTGGTGCAGATGTAGATACAGGAAGTTTCTATGCAGGAACATGGATGGCAGATGTTGACCAAGGTATTGAAATGGATGTTTATGCAGGAACAACATTTACAATATTGGGGTTTGATTCTTATGCTGGTGTAACAGGATATTATTATAGTGATAATTTTGATTCTGATTACGAAGAATTTAACACAGGACTTTCTTATGGTGGTATATCATATGACTATTCTGTGGGTAATTATAAAACATCAACAGAACAAGATTATACATGGACAGAAGTTACATTAGATTTAACAGACAACCTATCATTCAGTTATGGTGAATGGGGTAAAGACTTAAAAGGAAGTGTAACTAAAGTTAATTATAATAAAACAATTAGTGATATAGATTTTGGATTAGAAGTCGGTAAGAACGATTCAGACACTACTGGTGCAGCTAAATATGTTGATACAACATATGCTACAGTTAGTCTAGGTATATCATTCTAATAAATAATGAAGTATCAACCAGCCTTGACATTTAGGGTTGGTTGGTATATAATAAGTGAATACAATATATAAATAGAGAACAGATATGAAATTTATACATACAGACATAGACAAAAAGATTCTACCTCAAACAAAAGGTAAGAAGATAAACGGTCACAGATTTTACGAAATAGATGGAACACATTATCCATCTGTTACTTCAGTATTGAGCATGAGAAAGTCCGAAGGACTAACTAAATGGCGTGAATCAATTGGCGAAAATGTTGCTAATTGGGAAATGAGAAGATGTGCAAACAGAGGTAAATCTCTACACACATTAGTAGAACAATACATGAACAACGAAACACCATCCATAAGGGATGTCCTACCATTAGGGTTATTTAAATTAATGAAACCCTATCTAGACCAAATTAATAATATTAGATTAGTAGAAGAAATTATGTACAGTCCTAAATTGACCATTGCAGGTCAAGTTGATTGTGTTGCAGAATATAATGGTAAACTATCAGTTATTGATTTCAAAACAGCAAACAAAGAAAGAATAGAAGCATGGGTAGATAACTATTTTCTACAATGTACAGCATACTCAATGATGTATGCTGAAACTTACAATGAACCTATAGAACAGATAGTCATATTAATGGCTGCAGAAGATGGTTCAATGAAGTCTTTTGTGAAAGAACCTAAAGATTATGAAGAAGAATTACAAAAAACAATTCAAACTTTTTATGATACAGTTAATCCACAATTACAAGAGGTAAAATAGTTTAGGCACTCTACCACTTTACGAAGTGCCGGAGCCTGGTGTATGCTCGGCACACAGAAATACACCCCAAGGATTTTATATTATGAACGCTAAACAATTCAGTCTAAAGATAGAACAAATAAAAAGAGAAAGTGGCGACATGTCTTACATGGATGCTATTCTTTTTTATTGTGACCAACAAAAGATAGACCCAGCAGAAGTTGGTAAGTATGTATCTAAAAGTCTAAAAGAAAAAATTACAATAGAGGCACAAGGATTAAACTTAGTTGAAAAAGGAGGTACTTTACCTTTATGAATGACCACTATGATGGTTTTGCAGTTTATAGAAAGTACTTAGCATATAAATTACATTTTACAACAGACAAGTATGACTACACAGAACATAGTGGTATGATACATACAAAGTTAGAAACATTTACAAAAAGAAATGACAGATATATGTTTCATAAATTAAGTGTAAAATATAACCAAGATGAAATAGATGACTTTATGATTGCAAACTTCTTAAAAAAGAATAAGGCATGGTCAGGAAGTTTATTAGAGAAAGAAAGTCATGAAATATATTTACAATACAAAAGGAGAACCGATTCGAGAAGCTACTTCTTCAAAGAAGATTGCAATAGAATACTTACTACTTGTGGTATGGACAATATTATGCCCACCGATGTTATTACTGTTCATGATGGCCAGCATCCAATACTTCTACGACATTGTATTGGAAATAAGATTAGTACAGAAACATTAATTATTATAGACTATCATTTAAATTTTATAAAAGATTGGAAAGAAAAAATAACAGATAAGATTATATGGCCAAATTTTAACAAGAAAATAAATAAGTTTAAACCGTTTTTAAAGTTTAACCAAACAGAAACTAAATTAATATTAAGAGAGGTGTTTTTATGAGTGATATTTTAGATGTAAAAAAATATACTAAAGAAGAAAAATGGCAATTACTTGCTGATTGTATTAGAAATGGACAAGTAGACCAACCAGAGTTACTACAAGAATTTGATAAAGACCCGGAGTTTAAGATATGGTACACAGCCCAATTTCTACAGGACTAGATTGGTATATCAAATGGTTTGCAAGTGTAGTCTTGATATTCGGTGCAATAACAACAGCAATGAATCTATATCCATATAATATGTACTTTCAATTTATAGGTATAACAGGTTGGTTAATCGTAGGTGCAATGTGGAAAGATTGGTCATTAATTGTAGTGAATGTGGTAGGTTCTACAATTATGTTTATAGGAATTATACACTACCACTTTTATACAGATTGGGTTTTAACAATTTATAACAGATATATTGAGGTAAATTTATGAAAAGTTGCGATAGAGATGGAGATGGATTTTTATTAAATACAAGTGATTGGTCAGAAGAAGTCATGTATGAAATGGCTAAACTAGATGATATGGAAATCACAGATGAAATAAAAATGTACATTGATAAAGCAAGACAAATGTACAATGAAACAGGTACAGTACCAGCAGTTAGAATTTTTGCAAAAGAATTTGGTATGGATAGAAAGGCAAGTAAATTATATGATGTTTTTAAATCAGGCCCAATGAAGAAAATTGCAAAGTATGGTGGTTTACCAAAACCAACAGGTTGTGTATAGTGAAATTAATATTTGCATTAGTATTATTAATATTAACAGGTTGTGCTACTCATTCAGTAACACTAGGACCAATGGAAATATATGGTAGTAATGAACAGTCTATACCAGAACCAAGAAGAGAATGATGTATTTAAAATTAATAATATTATTTCCTTTAGTGATTAGTATCACATATGGATTGTTAAAAATTATGGAGTATATAATATTATAATGAGTAGAGTATTTTGCATAGGTAATGGTGAAAGTAGAAAGGGTTTTGATTTAGAACAATTAAGACCTCATGGTAAAATATATGGTTGTAATGCTTTGTATAGAGATTTTACACCTGATGTTTTAGTTGCAGTAGACCATGGTGTATGTCATGAGATATACAATAGTGGTTATTGTC